ATAAATGGAGCGTTTGTGGGTAGGAGCAGGAAAGCTGATGGATGGATCGGCGATAATAAGCACGCATCTAGAAAATCCGATCACAACCCAAGATCTAACGGAGAAGTTTGCGCGATCGACATTGACGCTGGCTTATCTGACCAACAAGGGATTAGTTATGATTTGGCAGATCAGCTTCGACTCGCAGCAAAAAAAGATAAGCGTATATCTTACATAATCCACGCTGGCAAAATTGCTAGTGCTAGATCATTATGGAAATTTAGAAAATATACAGGGATAAATTCCCACCATAAGCACATTCATATTTCTTTCAAACCAAATCAAACTGGCGAGAAGTTCGACATCCCACTACTGAAAGGCAATTAATGAAACTGACCAAAAAACACAAAGCAGCAATTAAGTCATATTTGAGAGCTGTGGCAGCTAGTGGAATTACAGTTGCCCTAGCAATAGTGGCTGACATTCATCCAGCCTATGCAACTATGCTTGGTGCAATTGTTGCGCCTATTGCCAAAGCCTTAGATCCAAAATCAGGGAGCGAAGCGGATTATGGAATTAATGCGTCATGACCGCAAACGAATGGGTTGGCATAGCCGTTGGCGTAAGCGCCGTATCTACCAGTTTATTACTGGGAGTCCGCTTTCTTATTAAATCTTATTTGAATGAGCTTAAGCCAAATGGTGGTTCATCAATTAAAGATCAGATTAATCGACTTGAATCGCGTGTTGATGATCTGTTTGTCTTAATTAGTAAGCGATAATTTCTGCTATGGCGAACACACGAAAACGCACACCACGCAAAAAGGTTAATCGGAGAGTAGTTCGCCAAACTCCTGAACCCTTATCAAAACTAGATCAATTCTATATTGCAAAACATGAAATGTTTAGAGCTGCACGCAAGGCTGGATTTAATGAATCTTGTGCGCTTTATCTAATGGATAACCCTGAATCAATGCCTGATTGGATCGTAGGCGATAAAGGAATAATCCCAACTATTCCAACTCCAGATGAGGATGACGATTAAGCGATACTTAGTAATAAGTGATTTGCAAATTCCATACCACCATGAAGCAGCTGTAAAAAATGTCATTAAACTGGCAAGGCGTGAAAAGTTTGACAGCGTTTTATGTGTTGGCGATGAGATCGACTTTCAAACCATTTCTCGATGGGCTGAAAAAACACCTTTGGCTTATCAACAGACCCTTGACGCAGATCGTAAAGCTACTCAAGACATTCTTTGGGCATTGACTGAAAATGCTAAGGAAGCACATATTGTCAGATCAAATCACACAGATCGCTTATACAACACACTCTTAAAAGTTCCGGGCTTAATCAGTCTACCTGAATTGCAATACGCCAAGTTCATGGATTTCGATAATTTAGGCATTACTTTCCACAAATCATTTTTTGAGTTTGAGAAGGGCTGGTTGCTCGGGCATGGGGATGAAGGAAACTCTAATCCCAACGCTGGCTTAACTGCCCTAAATCTTGCCAAAAAGGTCGGTAAGAGCGTTTTAATTGGGCATACCCACAAGTTGGGTCTATCTTCGTTTTCTGAGGGCTTGGGAGGGCAATACAGGACGATTTACGGTATAGAATCCGGCAACTTAATGAATAAAGCCAAGGCTAGTTACACAAAAGGCATCGCCAACTGGCAAATGGGCATAGTTATTTTAGACTGGAATGGCAAGAATATGACTCCTACTCTTATTCCGATCAATAAAGATGGCAGTTTCACAGCTCTTGGAAAGTCGTATGGGTCTTGAAACCGATTATCGGGATAGGACGATTGATGACCATATCGATGATCTTGAGGATCTCGGCGTTATCTAATCGTTATATAACACGCCGAAAGTAAATAACCAACTGTCCTTGCTTTAAGTCATACTTTCTGTATCAGGCATCCGTCTGATATTAGGGAGCGAAATGGAAATAGTAGGTTACGGATTTATTATAGGCTGTTTAATTGGAGCAGCTTTATATTTCTGGGATGAACACCGCAAAGAAGAAATTTACGATAATGGCTATTATGCCGGTCGGGCAGCTGGTTGGCGTGCTTCTCTAGACCACCAAGAAAAAGTGCGTAAGTTAAAATCAAGAGCTGTATTTGATTATGACAAAAACTGAAAAGTTACTGCAAGATGCGCTCGCACTTATCCACGAACGAGGAATGCAGTATGGTCATCCAGCAATCCAAATGGATCGAATTGCCAAATTATGGTCTGCTTATCTTGGTTACCCAATCACATCAAATCAAGTGGCAGGGTGTATGGTCATGCTCAAACTCAGTCGTAGTGTTGAAAGTCCAGAAATTATGGATCACTACCAAGACGCAATTGCGTATGTTGCAATATCAAAAACCTGTCATGAATACATGCAAGACAAAGACTTTGAATGGGAGCACTAATAATGGCTATAAATCTGAATGATTATGAAGATGTGGCAAGTCTTAACAAATGGTTTCAAGGAAATTTCCCGATGGGATCTTTACGTATTATTAAGCAAGAGCATCACATTATGACCGATAAGGATGGCAACATATTAGATGAGATATTTGTAGTTCAAACAGGTGCATTTAGAGATGCTAACGATCCTCAACCTGCAATTACAAATGTGGCTAGAGGTAGGCAAAGTGAGTATCCAAAACACATGGCAAGATTCTTTGCCGAGGATGTAACTACAAGCAGCTATGGAAGGTCGATAGCGTTACTTAAAGCCACCGATAAGACAGCTACAAAAGATGATATGAAAAAGGTTGAAACATCCGAGCCAAATCAATACGAAAAGAAATTACACGAAAGGCGATACGGAGCGCCGGGAACTAAATCAGCAGCAATTGAGGATGCACTTAGAGCTTCATTTGCAGTAGAGAATAAAGTCGATGATCCGCAACAATGGACTATTGCCGATGCTGTTGATGCAGTTGGTCATACAACACCAAAAGAGCCGCCAATGTGTGAACATGGCATGATTCTTAAACAGGGTGTGAGCAAGGGCGGAAAACCATATTATGGATATGTTTGCAAGGGATCTAACAAAGATCACGCTATTTGGGCAAAGATGACCGCCAAAGGCACATTCTATTTTGATGGGGTCGAATAGTGGGATACATAGCCATTATTAACGGATCAGGCTTTACAGTTGCAATAGATGATAATGGTGCTCATATTGTCAAATCGGTCATTAAATGCGAAATGTGTGGGGATGATCGGGTATTTAAGAATGGCACTTGCTTTGTCTGTTCAGAGTTAATTAAACATGACTAGCTTCAAATGTAATGGCTGCGCTCGCAAGACTGAGTTCCTGTGGCTTGATGCGATAGACATGCCTGATGGGTTTAAGGTCTATCAATGTATGGATTGCGGATGCGTAGGCGTTAAGAATATAACTGAGCAGATAGATCGAATACCGGACACAAAGATAAGCAGGTGTGCTAGTTGTGGGGCTTGGCAGTTTGAAGCTAAACCCTGTCATACTTGCTTATTGATTGGAGAATATGATGCCAACATATGAATACAGCTGCAAAGAATGCGGCACTTATGGATCAGTCCATCGAACATACAAAGAGGATGATGGGGGCTTAACATGCCCTAAATGCAAGGTTGACATGGTTAGGGTTTTCTCAGCTGTGGGCTTAGTGTTTAAGGGTGAAGGATGGGCTGGTAAAAGCAAATGAGTGAGGCAGGATATTCAGACATTTGGTTAGATGAGGATGACTACAGGATAGTGACATGCCGTCTGACCTGCGGTTTTGCTAGATGAGGTTGACACATGCTGTATGCTCTAGTCGCATTGGCTCTCAAAGCCAAAACGCGAGCCCGAAGGCATCGCTCGCGAGGTGCATGCTAGTTGGGATCGCTCTATTTGTATTACAAATGAATAGCTTTGAAAAAGCTGTATCTCAAGAACTAAGAGTTAATACATTAAAGCAAATTACATTTCATAAGATGAACTACAACTTCGAACAATTCTATTGTCTTGATCAGATCGTATGGAAAGAATCACGATGGAACTACAAAGCCAAGAATCCTAAATCAAGTGCATTTGGTCTATTTCAAATACTCAAATCAAAAGACAAAGATCCAATAACACAAATTGATAAAGGATTGATTTATCTAAATCACAGATATGAAGGCAACGCCTGTAAGGCGCTCGCTCATCATGAAGCTAAAGGCTGGTGGTAATTGAGTAGATCAGCGTTAAGGGATAGTGGATCGACAAGACATTGGCGTAAGATTAGAGAAAGAATACTAAGACGCGATGGTTATATCTGCCAGTATTGTGGGCAAGAAGCCAATACAGTAGACCATGTGATCCCCAGAAAATTAAATGGTTTAGATACTGACGATAATTTATTAGCTGCATGTTCTAGATGTAATTATTCGAAGGGTGGGCGGTTTTTTGTGAGCAAGAGAACACCACCGACCCCCCTTTCCTTTTCTAACCCACAAAACACCTCGATCGCTCACGATCAGACCGGATCGCTTTGAACAATTTTGAAAAAGAATTGATCGACTCGATTCAGGCTCAATCAGAATTAGGGGGTGTGAAAACACCGCGTATTCACTCTCCTTTGAAT